CTTGCCTTTGACTTTTATAGGTTTCGGGCGACGTCGTTTAACGTATCGCCGGAATGAAGCCTGTCTGATTCCAAGCTGTTTCCATCTTCGTGCGAACAAAGGTGTTGACAACTCAAAATCAGACAGGAGATTCACTGCAGATAACCGAGGAAGTTTGATCCAAACTGGGTTTTCTCTAAGGTGGACTAGTGCTTTGTTTAACTTAGATCTTCTATGAAGACCTTTGGCTAACTCAGCAACAGCTCTACCTAAGAGACGCGGGTGGAAATGAGTCTTCGGAACCATCTGAAACATACGTTTCAGAGAACGGGTTCTTCGGACTTTCTTTCCACCTTTGACCAGTTTGGGAGAAGATGAAAATGGTTGTGTTGCAGGAAGTAAAGGTCTATTTGTGTTCCATTCAGAGATTGACAAAGCTTGGGCGTGACGGGTGATATAATCACTCGCCAAACCGTAGCCAGGCTCCTCTTTGAAAGAACACTCATAAGTTAATACTTCTTGTAACGCTTTTTTGCGATGGTTACCGACCATGAACGAAGACGGTGGTGACAACTTGTTTCCAAGTTGAAACCGCGACTTTAGAGAGTCACTTGGAGAGCTTCTATAAGAAGCCAACCTTGCGATCTTTTCAGCCGCCCGCCTCGCTCTGATCGGTCCAGGTCTCCACCAGATGTTTAACCCTCCAAATTGGAGAGGTGCATCAGTTGGAACACCTGCTCGTACCCATGAAGTGAACTGTGATCTCCAGAGTACCGATAAGATGCTTTTTACAACATCCCGTCGGACACCGGATTCCACAAGTTCCAAGGAAGAATCTCCTAACGTTATCCACTGAGGTGGGTCTCCTATAGGTTTCCATTGAGAGGGTATTAACCCTTTCAATGGAGTATAACCAGGAAAGACCACTTCAGAGATTGTTAGGAGTTTCCTCCTTGATTCACGAGTACGAAACCACCACGAAAAACCTGAGTTAAACCCACAAAGACATTTTGAATGTCGATGAAAGTTCAACTTACAACCACTACATCTTCTCAGAGACGGAAACGGGTTTGAAGCTGTTGATTTCACTGGCGTCCATGAAGCTTTTTCCGACCAGCTAGATCCAGGGTTTCCCTTGGATACTTTCCACTGTCGTGAAGAGAATTTGCGGAAGACCTTTTTGAGTTTTAATTCGAAAAGGACTTCTGCGAAGACTCCTCTCGTGGTATGGATAAAATCGGCTTTAGGTGAAAACCTATAACCGAAACTTTCCATCACACGATGATAGTGGTTAGCTAAACTAGTTGGCCAAAAAGATACTAGGTCATCACCGCATATTGAGTAAGACTTCTCTAATTGAGAAATCGAACTCATCCATGTGGGATGCACTGGCATCTCGTTAAAAGCAATCATGGTCGCTGCAATTTGTGTCAAGTTAAGGATACTCCACGTAAGTGGATTCCCCATTAAGATTCCTACATAATTTATGTAAGAATCGAGGGGTGCATCCTTTAGCTCGACGAAATCGCGCGTGAAAGAAGAAAAAGAATCTTGGCTCCACTCTCCATACGGGACTTCAGCATCTTCTTTACAGATGATGTGAGGTCCCAGGAGTTTGTAACCAGCGATCCTTAGTGAATTTGGTAGGTTCCATCCGTCACAGACGCCATCCCAGCATGCAAATGCGATGGGTTGCTGTAAAGTGTCAGTAGCCGCGGATAAATCCGTGGATACAACGACACCTTTAGCAGCCCATCTTGCAGCTGGTTTGACAACGCGACGAATAGCACCCTTCTTGTCACCAGACAATGTTAACTTCGAAGGTCCGAAGCGTTTTAACGCGCTAAAGACCATTTTACGAAGATATTGTCCGACGTCATGAAGTGCAACTGGACAAGCCGTAACAGTTCGAGATTTGTTTCCCCGTTCTGGAATGCAATTCACTCTTGCGAGTGGAAAGCGTTCCTTATGGAGAGACATCATACGAACATGTTCTTCTATAGTCAAAAGAAGAGCCCTC